ATTGTGCTGTATGCAATCAAAAGAAATTATTTGTAGGCAATGATTGGCAAAATAAATTGGTTGCTAGAAGATGTGTTTGCAAATGTTATGAAGAAGAACAACAAAGACTTAAAGAAGAAGAAGAAAGAAGAAAAAGATTACTAAGAATAGAAAGATTAAAAGATAGGTCGCTAATGGACAAACGATATAAAAATGTGAAATTTTCTGATTTAGATTTAACAAATAGAAGTTTTGCAGAAGCATTTAACAGATGTAAAAAATATTGTGATGTTTCGTGCGAAGTATTAAACAAAGGTTATGGTATTTATTTATATGGAAATTCTGGTGTAGGTAAAACTGTATTAACCGCCTGTATGGCTAACGAATTAATGGAAAAGGAATATTCAGTATTATTTACTAACTTCTATGAAATTTTAAAATCAATAAGAAATACATACAATTCTAATTCAACTGAAACAGATGATAATGTTATCAATAGTATTGCAGATGTAGACTTCTTATTCATAGATGACTTAGGAACAGAAAGCCTAACTAAAAATAGTGGCGATAACTTTAGCCAAGATAAGATATTTGAAATCATTAACAAGAGATATAACAAAGAAAAGCCTACTATATTTAGCAGCAACTATTCTATTAAAGATTTAGTAAGAAATAGAAACTTTATGGATAAGACAGTAGATAGGATTAATGAAATGGCGACAGCAGTTATAGAAATAAAAGGAGAAAGTTATAGAGTAAAAAAAGTAAGAAATGAGGAGGTATTATTCTAATGACAGATAAAGAAATGTGGGAAGATGATTTAAAATTTATTGAAATGTTAAGAACCGAAAATTATATATTGAAAAGTCGAAATGATAATTATAAAAAGATAATCAGTAAAGCATTAGACAAGATAAATAATATGTTTGAGGTCGGAGATGAATTTAAGATTATAGATGATTTACTAGAATTAAGTGAAATATTAAAAGATTTTAAATAAAAATGTAAAATATAGTTGACAAAAATTAAAATAAGATGTATAATTAATATGTAAATGAAAGGAGAACAAAGAAAATGAAAGAAATAAATATTAAATTAATGAATATTCAACAAGAATTAAAAGCACCAAAAGGACAATACAATGATTTTGGTAAATATGCTTACAGAAGTTGTGAGGACATATTAGAAGCAGTAAAACCTTTATTAAAAAAAGAAAAGGTGGTATTAACAATAAGTGATGAACTTCAATATATAGGAAATAGATACTATATAAAAGCAACAGCAACACTTATTGATACTGAAAGTGAGGCAACTATAAGTAATAGTGCTTATGCAAGAGAAGAAGAAACAAAAAAAGGAATGGATGGAAGTCAAATAACTGGAGCAAGTAGTAGTTATGCTAGAAAATATGCTTTGAATGGTTTATTTGGAATAGATGATAATAAAGATAGTGATACTACTAATATTCAAAGTAAAGAAGAAAAAGAAGACAAAAAGGCAAGCCCTAAACAAATAGAACTTATACAAAAATATTATCAAGGTGAAAACTTAATAAAATTATTAGAAGTAAATAACCTTGAAAAGTTAGAAGATATGTCTATTAATAAAGCAAGTGAAATATTAAGTAAATTATTTAAAAAGAAAGATGAGGAATAATTATTATGCAAGAAAACGAAGTGAAAAAAGTAGATTTATATAATTTTATAGTAAAAAAAGAAGATAACTATCAATTAGCAGATATAATTACATCAGAATTAAAAATGATAGATGAAGAAAAAAAAGAATTAAAAAGAAAAGAAGATGCAATAAGAGAAACCTTATTAAAAGAAATGGAAGATAAAGGCATTATAAAAATATCAGATGAAAATATTAGTATTACTTACAAAGCACCAACTGAGAAAGAAACATTTAGAACAAAAGATTTTAAAAAAGATTTACCTGATTTATATGATACTTATGTAGAGTTTACACCAGTTAAAAGTTCATTATTAATCAAGATAAAATAATAATATGAAAAGGGGAAGAATAATGAAAGAAATATGGAAAGATATAAAAGGATATGAGGGATTATATCAAATTAGTAATTTAGGAAGAGTTAAAAGAATTGGAAAATATAAAAATCAATTTACTTCATGGGAAAGCAATAAAATACTTACTAACAACATCGGAACAGATGGTTACTATCATATCATGCTGTCAAAAGATAATAAAAAAAGAATGTATTTAGTACACAGAATTGTTGCTAAAACATTTATAGGAGAACCAGATAATAAACAAGTTAATCATATTGATGGCAACAAACTAAATAACAACATTAATAATTTGGAATATTGCTCTGCAAGAGACAACTTGATACATGCTTTAAATTTAGGACTTAAAAAAAGGAAAATACCATTAGAAAAATATGAGTATATTTATAACGAAAATAAAAAAGGAAAGTCATATAAAAAATTGGCAAAAGAATTTAATGTTGGTAAAACAAAAATATATGACATTATTCAAATTGAAAAGGAAAAGAAAAATGAAAACATGGCAGTTAGGTAATCATCTTTTAGAATTTATAGAAGAAACACATACCTATGTATGCGATGGTTTAATAGTACCTAGTGTATCAACTATATTAAAAACTAAATTTAATGATTATGTAGGTGTTTCAAAAGAAGTATTAAATCGTGCTGCAGAACTAGGAAGTAACTTACACCTTGCTATTGAATTGTTTGAAAAAGAAGGTAAAACAAGTGATTTAAAAGAATTTAAAAATTATTTATTCCTAAAAAAACATTACAAAATAGAAAACCTAGAAAACGAAATACCTATTATATATGAAAAAGATGGAAAAGTAATATATGCAGGTACACTAGACCAGTTATGCAAAGTAGATGGAAGGTTATGTATAAATGATTTTAAAAGAGTATCAGCACCTAATAAAGAAAAAATAGCATTACAGGTAAATTTATATAAAATAGGATACGAGCAAACATATCATAAAAGCATAGAAATATTATCTTTTATGCATTTAAGAGAAGAAAAAAGAAAATTCTATAAATTGCCAGTAAATGAAGAAATGGCAATAAAATTAGTAAAAGAATATTTAGAAATGGAAAATGAGAGAAAGGAAGAAGAAGATGTATAGATTTAAAAAAGAAAAGTTTGATAAAATAAAATTAAATCAAGCAAAAATAGCAGAAGAAGTTGGAATAACTAGACAATATATGAATAGTATATATAATCAAGCAACACTATGCAAAAAAACAACAGCGTATGCTATAACAAAAAGCATAGATAATAATGCTGAAATAAAAGATTTTTTTGAAGAGGCAAGATAATGAGTATAAGAAGTCAATGGTGTGAGTTTGACAAAGAAACAAGAAAATATATAAAGAAAAGAGATAATAATAGGTGTGTCTTTTGTGGAAATAATGGAGCATTACAAATAGCACATATATTCTTATCAAGGGCTCATGGTGGCAAAGGTTGCAAAGAAAATGGTGTTATGTTATGTATTAAATGTCATCAATCGTTAGATAATGGCAAAAATATATCATTAAGAGACCAAATAAAACAATTTTGTAGGTCATATTTAATTAAAAAAGAAAACATAATGGATTTATCTAGTTTGATGAAAACACTCAAATATGATAAAAAAAATAGCCTTAGAGAAAGAATTATAATATCAGAAGAGAAAAAAGAAATAAAAGATAGATGTAAAAATTGCAGATTATTAGAAAAAAGGCAAATAAAAGGTAATTCAATACCTACATATTATTGTAGATATAGAAAAATAAGAATAACAAAAAATACAGAGGCTTGCAAAGATTTTAGGAGGATAAAATGAAACCAGAAAAAATAAGTAGATTTCAAATGTGGAAATTAAAAAAAGAATTTCCTACAAGTAAGACTGAAAGAGAACAATTAAGAATATTAAAAAAAGATAAACAAGAAGATATAAAAGCATATTTAATTATAATTAATTTATTATTATTAACAGCAATATTAAGTTATGTATTATATTTGATGTGGACTTATAAGTGGTAAGGAGGAAGAATAATGTTAAAGATTAAAGATAATGTAGATTTAAAAGAATTAGAAAAGTATGGGTTTGAAAAAGGCTTTAGATTTCAGCCATTAAATCCTTTGCCTATAGTAGCAATAGTAGATACTAATAGAAAAATAATAATTCAATATAGTACAAGTGGCTGGTATGATAATAATTACTGGTATTTATATGATAAAAATCAAGATAAAGTATATGATTTAATAAAAGCAGATTTAGTAGAGAAAGTAGATGATTAAATGCTTATATTATATATACCATTAATTATATTGGGGGTTATTGGTATAGGAGCAATTATAGGATTAATTTTGATGATAAAGGAGTGGAAGAATGACTAAAACTAAAGAAGAACTAGAATTGATGATTAAAAAAGCCTGCGAAAATTTTTTTAAAAAACTTAGCGAATATTTAGAAGAATATTATTGAGGAGGATGTAACAAAGTATGAAAATAATAAATAATACTAGTTTAAATTATTCAACTATTGGCTTTATAATAGATAACATAATATCTAATACTCAAGGAACAACTCATTATGTAGGGCAAAAAGAATGGACTATATTAGAAATTAATGGTCATAAAATAACAATACAAATAAGGTATTTAAAAAGTTATGTAGAATGGAGATTTGATGAAAAATGAAAATAACAATTTATGATTATGATTATAAAAGAAAAATAGATTTTAAAAACGATGCTAAAGGTATAAGAGATTTCATATTATTATTAAATAAAATGTTTAAAGAAAATGGCATTAGAATTTATATAGGTTTTAGTTATAAAAATAGTGATGAATAGGAGGTAATTATGAAAGATATAAATATAAATTATGAGGACTTGAATTTTGAACAAAAGATATCATTAAAAATAAATTATTTATTAAGTTTACCAGCAAGTGAAGCAGTAAAGAGTGCATTACTTAACTTGAAGTGGGTACTAGAGATATATCAAGAAGAAAAAATGAAAGGAAGAAGAAGATAATGAATAAAATTATTGAATCAAGAGTTAGACCAATAGCAATAAAAAAGAAAAAAGAGGAAAATAATGGAACCACATAGAAGAAGAGAACTATTGAAAATAAGACAATCTTTTTTAGAAAGATATAAACTTGCCAAACAATTTAAAGATAAATTTTATACTGAATATTTTGCTAAACAGATAAGAGAAATAGATGAGGAATTAAAATGTTAACGAAAGAAAAGTTAATATTAGATAATATAAATTTAATATATATGGTGTTAAAAAGATATAATTTATATAATCAACTTGATGAATATTATGACATAGGAATGATAGGATTAGTTAAAGGTGCTAATACTTACAGTGGAGATAAAGGCTATAAAGCATCAACATATTTAACATCATGCATAACTAATGAAATACTTGCTTATAAAAGAAAACAATCTATGCAAAAAAGAGGAAATGGGATACAAGACATATCAATTTATACACAAATAAATGATAATGGTAAAGAATTATATTTATTAGATGTAATTCCTTCAAAAGAAAATATAGAAGATAACATTATAAAAAAAGAAAGATTAGAATTAATTTATAAAGAAATATTCAAATTAAGCGAAAGAGATAAATTAATAATATGTTCTACTTATGGCTTATTAGGCTATAAAGAATTAACTCAAATCCAAATATCAAAAAAAACAAATATTACACAAGCCCAAGCGAGTAGAATAATAAAAAAGTTTATAAAAGAATGTAAAGAAAAATATAATGGAGGTAATAAAAATGAGCCAAAATAGTGAAAGAAAAATATTAAGAGAAAGAGAAAAAGATAAATTAAAAGAAATACACAAGACATATAGCAGAAAGCCAAAAGAAATATGTCCTAAATGTTATAAAAAAAGTTTATTTATGACTAATAGCAAAAACGAAGTATATTGTATAAGATGTAATAATTTAGTTGCAATAAAGAAATAATTGTGCTATAATAGGAAGTGGAAAAGTAGGAGAACAAGCAAAAACTAAAAATATTATTTTCTTAAACATATTATTCACACCTTTTAAAGATATAAAATGTTTGTTCTCCAATAAATATTCTTTTATGAAATTATGAGTTTGCCTTTAGTGAGTTTGATAATTTCTAACTTTTTTAGAATTGGAGGATAAAATGAAATATGAATTTATTAAAATTGACTTAGATACTTACAAATTAGTTTATACTAGCAAAGATAAAAAAGAAGTATCTATTGAATTCAAAAGAACAATTGAAATGGCTGAAAAACTGCAAGGAATTGTAGCAACAGCAAGACTTAATATGTATAAAGAATTAAGTAAACAAGGAATAACAAAAAATGACCTTATAATCAAAAAAGATGATGGAAAAGGTCATATAACTTATGATGAAACTAATTATCAAGAATATGAAAAATTTTATATTCAATTAGAAGAGGCTATCATATTAAATGAAATGATAGAAAAATTATTCGGTAAGAATATAAAAGATTTATTTGATGATATGGGTATTGATAATATACCAGAAGCAGAGCAACCCATACAACTACAATTATTTAGTTCTAAGTTAGGACAGATTATTAACAAAGGACTAGATGATACTCCCAGTGAGGGAAATAAAGAATAATTATAGCAAAAAAATAAGCAATAAAACAATATTTTGCTTTGCTTATAAAGAGGATTTAGACCAAGCCTATGCCTTTTATTGTAGTAGATATGAAAACATCTCATACGAAGAGTTTATGAGATTGGGTTTATTTGAATTTAAAAAGAAATTAGGAAGTGTGCCTAAGACTGAGCCTTTGTACGATATTATAAAATCAAGAACAATAAACATAGCAAGTATAAAAGATAAAGAAGAACGAAAGTATTGGAGAGAATTAAGAAGAATTAATCAGATACCTCAAATATTTATACCTACAAAAGAAGTATTTGATAATTTAAAAGGAAGATTAAAAGAAACAAGTCAATTAGGAGGAAAATAATGAAAAAAATAATGATAAGCCAACCCATGAGAGGAAAAACAAATGAACAAATAAAAGAAGAAAGAAAAGTATTAGTAAGTGAACTAGAAAATGAAGGTTATGAAGTGTTAGACACTGTCTTTGATACAGCACCAAAAGCCATTGATGAAGCAATATGGTATTTATCAAAGAGCATTGAATATTTAGCACAAGCAGATGTGGTATTCTTCATGAAAGGCTGGCAATATGCTAGAGGATGCAAAATAGAACACGAAATTGCTGTTGAATATGGCAAAAAAGTAATTTATGAAAACTAGGAGGAAAATAAAAAATGGAAAGAGATTTAATTAAGTTTAATAAAAATATAACAAAGGTAACAAAAGAAATAGCAAAATATGAAGATGAAAAAGGAAATTATATGTTAATACCTACAGGTCAACTATTATGCAATGTAGAATATATGGAATTAGATGAAATAAGTTATAAGAAAGCATTATTTGAAATGATAATTGATAAAAATGCAGAATATAATAAAATTACAATCACTAAACCTGTGGACAAATATACTAAAACTAAAAATGAAAAAGATAAAGGTACTATCATAGATGCCGAAGTAGAAGTATCACAAGTATGGGTAGTTAAAAATGGCTTAGGTTTAACAAAAGCATATAATAACAAAGAAAAAGCAATTGAATATGTTGAAGGATTAAATGAAGAAACATTAGAAATGGCGGAGTTGAAATAATGAGAGAAGAAGTTAAAAACTTTTTGGAAGAATATGAAAAACTTTGCAAAAAGTATGAAATGGGGCTTGTAGGTTGTGGGTGTTGTGGAAGTCTTGCATTAGTAGATAAAAAAGGATTTATTATATATGATGATGTAAATTATGAAAATAATCGCATTAATATAGGTTATACTCCTTGGAAAGAGGAACTAAGTAAGAAAGATTAAAAGATATTATTAAGTAGGTGGTAATAATGGATAATCAAATGTCATTATTCAGAGATAAGAAAATAACAAATCAAATAATAAATAATCTTTTAGAAATAAAAGAAAGTTATGAATTACCTGATAAACTTATGGCTTTATTATTAGATAACAATTCAATGATTAAGTTATTTGATAAATTTATGGGATATGATGTTGATTTAACAAAAGACATTTTTAGAGATTATTTTCAAGAACAGCACGCAGATAGAAAAAGTTTAAAGCAAGATTATACACCAGACGCAATATGTAAAATCATCTCAAAATTACAAAATGAAAAAGATACATTGCTAGATGTATGTAGTGGGACAGGAGCATTAAGTATATTCTCTTATAATGAAAATAATGATTTATCGATAGTATGTGAAGAATTATCACAAAGAAGTATATCAACTTTATTGTTTAATTTAGCAATAAGAAATGTCAAAGGATATGTATTAAGAAAAGATGTATTAAAGAATGAAATATTAGATATTTATAAATTGGAAAAAGGAGAAAGATATAGTATTATATCAAAAGTTGAAAATATTGAAAAAAGAAAATATAATACTATAATATCTAACCCTCCATATTCATTAGAATGGCAACCAATAGCAGATGAAAGATTTAATACGTATGAATTAGCACCAAAGTCAAAAGCAGATTTTGCATTTATATTAGATATTTTATATAGATTAGATGAAAATGGTAAAGCATTCATGATATTACCTCATGGAATTTTATTTAGAGGGCAAGCAGAAGGCAAAATAAGAAAACAACTAATAGATAATAATTTAATTGATAGTATTATAGGTTTACCTGATAAAATGTTCTTAAATACACAAATACCCACTTGCATATTAATATTAAATAAAAATAAAAAAGATAATAATATTTTATTTATAGATAGTTCTAAAAATTGCATAAATCAAGCAAAACAAAATGATATGAGCGACGTTCAAATAAATAAAATAATAGAAACGTATCAAAATAGAAATGAAATAGAAAAATATTCACATTTAGCAAGTTATAAAGAAGTAATTGAAAATGACTATAACCTTAATATTCCTAGATATGTAGATACCTTTGAGGATGAACCTTTACCAGATTTAAGAGAAGTAGTCCAAGATATGATTAGAATTGAAAAAGAAACTAAAGAAACGGAACACGAATTAAAAAAAATGCTGGAACAATTAGAGGGTACAACACCAGAAGAAAAAGAATATTATTCAAAAGCAATAAAGCCTTTGATGGAATGGTTGGTGTAATTTATGAATTTAAAAGATTATAAAAAAGTAAAATTATTAGATTTAGTCGATATTGAGATAGCAAAAAAGGATAAAGTTTACAATAAAGGAAATATTATTATTCAAGTATATGCTAGCAAGGGTCAAATATTTTATTTAGAAGAAGATACTTCTGTAGAAAGGCAATATATAATATTAAATTGTAAAGATAACAACATTGTAGATACTAAATATTTATATTATGTTATAAGTGGCTTATTACCAGAGTTTTTGGCAAAATATCAGACGGGTATAAACATTCAACCAGAAGTATTTAACTATATGGAATTAGTTATACATGATGATATAAAGACACAAGAACATATAGCAAAAATATTTGATAAAATTGACGAAGATATAAAAAAAGAAGAAGAATTGCTAAAAAAGTATCAAGATTTTAAAAAATATCATTTAGGGAAAATGTTTGTTTAAGGTAAATATATGAGTAAATATTGGAAACCATCTATAAATGGAAAAAAAGATTTTGAAGATATTTATAGAAAATACAAATCAGGGTTGATGACTTCAACTGAAAGTGCTTATCATTGTGGAATAAGTCAAATTGGCTTTTTAAAAAGGGTAAAGATATATGAAAAAGATAAAAGTTTAAAATATGATACAACAACAGAAGAAGAAAAAAATAAGGCATTAAAATTGATGGAAAAACACATTGACAAAATAAAAAAATTTAATTTTGATTTTCAAGAACAATTAACAGATGTATTATATAGAACTTGTTTATACATAATTAGAAATCAAGATGAAATAGATGACGAAGAAAAATTAGTGTGGTTCTCGTTAAAAAGAAAATGTAAGGATATAAGGTATGAAAAATCTAAGAATAAGGAACTTAAAATATTAGATAAAATAATATATTAAAAAGGAAGTGATACAATGGCTAAAGAAGATAACTTAATACCAGGTGGATACAAGTTAACAATTGAAGAAGCCTCGAAAGGTGGAAAGAGGAGTGGAGAAGTAAGACGCCTTAAAAAAACCTTTAAAATGGCTCTAATTGAAGCACTTGAAAAAGAAGTTAAAGATGAAAAAGGAAAGCCAACTGGAAAGACTTATCAAGACTTGGTTAATATAGGATTACTAAAAGGAGCAATGGAAGGCAATGCTACCAATTATAAAACTATTCTTGAAACCATAGGAGAATTAGAGCCAGAAAAAACCGAGGTCTCAGTTCCAACAATAAAATTAGAAGTAGTAGATAATAGTAATTTGGAGAGTGTATTATATGATAATAAAGAATAAATATCACAATACCAAAGTTATCTATAAAGATATAAGATTTTCAAGTAAAAAAGAAATGCGAAGATATATCATTTTAAAACAACTAGAAAAAGCAGGAATAATAAATGAATTAGAACTACAACCAAAGTTCTTATTACTAGATACAATTCATTATAAAGACAAGACATATCCTAAAACTTATTATATTGCTGATTTTAAGTATTTTGATAATGAAAAAGGTAAATATATTATAGAGGACATTAAAAGCCCTATAACAGCAAAAGACAAGGTATATAGGCTTAAAATAAAAATGTTATTAACAAAGTATCCTGATATAGAATTTGTGGAAGTAATATAGTATAATTAAAATGTGGGAAGCATACGCACCATATGAGTATGCAAGATAACTAGGTGTGAGGTGGGCTAGGTTATCAATTATTAATAGACAAAATGGAGTAAATCAAGAAATTGATGTAGAAATCATCTTTATAGACAATAAGCACTGCTAGTAGGTAGTGTACTGATGATATAGATTGAAGTCCATAGTTCCACTATGAATAGTATATATCATTGGTATAGTATCTATTAAGCAGTACACTGATAATATGCAAGTGTAGTACGAATAAGCCAATTAGGCACTGAATTTCTAACAGGTCGACTATTTTAGAAAACTAGACATATTATTAGTGTAGTGTTTAATAACACTGGAAAAAAAGGAGGTGTCAGAAATGGCAAAAAAAAGTAACACTGGAAAGAAAAAGGTTGATGTTATTAGTTTAGATAATAAGCCAGTTAATCCACAAGTTCAAGAGGAAAAAACAGAAATACCTACTAAATTTGTTAAGGTTGGCTCTACTGTTCCAAAAACAGCAGAAAGCAAAATCAAATTAAATAATGGAAGAGTATATAAAGATTTAGGCAATGGATATGGTATGTATTCTGATAATGGACAAGTATTTAGACTTAAATAGGAGGCAAATATGGAGTTTATTAAATTGAGAGAAGATAGATATTTAATCAAAGACAGTAATGGCTTGATTGTATCTAACGAAGAGAAACTAAAATTAGAAAAGAAAGAATTAATCATTAAAGATATAGAAAGTAATGAGTGTCAAGGAAAGACTACTCAGAGAATTGAAGAAATAGATAGGGAGTTGGAAAATGGAAACAAATCTAAATCTAACACTATCAAAAAAGCAAAGTCAACTACTAAATGATATAATTAGTCCTAATCTAACTGAAATATATGTATTAGGAAGTACACAAAGTGGCAAGACCTTTGATATATGTCTAGGTTGTATCTTATATGCTCAAGCCTTATATTGTTATAATCCAAACGAAACTTATTTCGGTTCTATAACTGGTTGGAGTTTAGAAACATTAAAAGGTAACATATTAGAGCCTTTAAAAAAGTTTCTAGATGATATGAAGTTAAAAAAAGGAAGAGATTATATATTAAGGTGGCAGACCGATGAAAAGTATCTGGAAATATACAACATTAGATATTATTTCTTCGGTTTTAACAATGTTCTTGCATTCAATAAAATATTAGGTAAGCCTTTGATATTTGAGTGGATAGATGAAAGTGCTAGAATATACTCACAAGATAATTTAAGAGAGCCATTTAATGAGTTCCCTGGTAGACAAGTATCTTATGCAGATCATCCTTATTTAAAGACTATACATTCATTCAATGTTGAGGGTGGGGAAAATCATCCATATAAGATTGACTACATAGATAAGAAACCTTATGCTAAGCATTATTCTTTCTTTCCTTATGACAACCCTAAGATAAAAACAGAAGAAGCAATGCGAAAGGTATTAGAAATGTTTCCACCCGGAAATCTAAGAGAACAAAAGATATTTAATAAATGGATACTTGCAACTGGAAAAATTTTTACAACAATAAACATCATTAATGATTTAAATGACTATGCTTTCAGAGAAATAGGAATAGGAATAGACTACGGAAATTCAAACCCTACTACATTTGTACCAATTGCATTGGCATATAATAAAGTTGAAAAGAAATGGGTATTGATTAGGTTAGAAATATATTATCATAACGCTAAAGAAGAACAAGACAACCCTACAACTGAATATTTTAGCAAGCAATTAAGATTATTCTTGTTGTATCTAAAAAGTGAGTATGGGCAAGTGCCTATAACTACAATAGTATTAGATAGTGAAGCAACACATTTTCATAATAGATTATTGGCAGACAATATTCCACATTCTTTAGCAGTAAAAGGACCAGGTTCGGTGGTAGAAGGAGTACAGCATTTGCAATCATTGTTCTACAAAAAATATTTCTTTATATATAAACAAAATTCTATAAAACATATAACGGACAATGGCGAATTAATATATAGTAGTAAAGATGAGGGAATATTGGAATTAGAAAGTTATAGATATGACTTAAAGACAAGTGCTAAAACAGGTAAAGAGGCTTATGTAAAAGAGTTTGACCATCATATAGATGCTTGCTTAATAGGAGATACTATTATCACAACAGATAAAGGCAATTTCAAAATAATTGATTTAGTTGGAAAAAAAGGAAATGTTAAATGCTTTGATGGAAGTAAATTTATATATAGAAAATTTAAAGATGTAAGGCTTACAAAAAGAAAACAAGACATATATAAATTAAAATTATCAAATGGTTATGAATTAAAAGGAACATACGAACATCCTGTATTAACTACAAAGGGCTATAAGAAATTAGGAGAATTAACTGAGAAAGATAAAGTGATTTGTAATTGACACGATTAGATATTTATTGTATAATTAATTAGGAGATGATTGTATGATAAAATATGAAAATGATTATGCTTATGTTGATGGTTATAAATTTAAGAAAAATACAAGAGATAATTATTATTTATCTTCTACCAATATTGGCAATAGAAGAAAACGTTTACACATTTATATATGGGAAAAGTATAATGGAGAAATACCAAAAGGTTATGATATACACCATATAGACCATAATAAAGATAACAATGAAATAAGCAACCTTAAAATGCTATTAAAAAGAGAACATAGCATATTACATTCAAAAGAATTAACCGAAGAACAAAAAGCAAAAAAAATAAAGAATTTTAATGAAAAGGCAAGACCAAAAGCAATAGAATGGCATAAATCAAAAAAAGCAGAAAAATTCCATAAAGAACAATATAAAATTTCTCTAGGGAAAATGAAACCGCAAAAAATTACTTGTGAAAATTGTGGGAAAGATTATTATTCAATTTGTAATGGCAGAAATAAATTTTGTTCTAATAAATGTAAAAGTGCTTATAGAAGAAAAATAGGAGTAGATAATATTGAAAAAAAATGTATCAAATGTGGAGAAAAATTTGAAGTTAACAAATATTCAAAAAGAAAGCAATGTTATAATTGCTACCCCAGTAGAAATAAAAAAGCTTCCAAATAAAGAAGATGTTTATAATATGGAGGTAGAAGAAGTACATAATTTTATTGCTAATGGAATTGTAGTTCATAATTGCAGATATCTACTTGCAGAATGGAAAGAACAAGATAAATGTCCAATTGTTTAGGAGGAATATATGGAAATTCGTTGTAAATCTACAAAAAGATATTTGTTTAGGATAGAAATTGAAGAATATTATAAAAATCTAAAAAAAATGGGAATAGAAGTAGAAACTCCTTTAGTAATAGAATATCCTTGCCCTAAGTGTAAGATGATAGAAGTATATGAAATATATCCTACTCATTACATACATATAAAAAGTTATAAAAGAGATGTTGACAATAATAAATAATTATGCTATAATTTAAGAGATAAAAAAGTGCGAAAAAGTGTGTCGTAAACATAAGAAGCATATAGTTAAAGAGATAACTATATGTTTTTTATTATTTATACACATAGAAAGGAGTTAAAAATGAGAACTCTAATAAAGCAAATAAGTGCTATTTTTAATAAATTAATCAGCAAAATTGCAGAATTTATGCAAAAATTAAGATTAAATTACGAAAATAATAAGAAATGGACTTTGTATTTATATTTAAATGGTCAATGCATAGATAAAAGAAAGATAGATAAAGACTTTGCTCCTATGGGTAAGTTCTATGTAGTAAAAGTAAGAGGCATGATACATTTACTAGGAACTAATAGAAAAGTGCAAATAGTAGTTCAAAGTTATAAATATAAATTGACTGATGAAAAGAAAAGAGAGGCTCATATTGAAACTCTAATATATGAAGGAGTTGATATTAAATGAATAATCAAGTAAGATTAAAATCAGCATACAACTATTTAGAGGCTCCATATATAAGAGTAGAGGCAACAGTAACTCAGCCTGGTATAACTAATGGAAAGCCTAATATTTACAAGAAAAATGACTATATAATTGCTCCTAGTGGCAAAAAGGTTGCTACATATATAGTTAATCAAATATTCGGTTCAGACTTGGTAACACAAACAGAGGGACTATCAATAAACTGGTTAATGCCTACACTTAAAGAGAGCCTAGAATTAGCAGTATATGAAGAAGAAAGTTTCATATTAATAAATAAGTTTGATAATAAAATATATCTAGAGTGTATCAAGAAATCGGACATACATGATTTAGTGCAAAAGTATGATAAAGTAATAAGTGGTACTATCGTACAAGAGTTTGTTACTAAAGAAGATATATACGAACTTCATAGAAATATTAAGTTAGAGAATGGTATTACTTATATGACTATGGAAGTATACAAAGAAGATAAAGGCGGTAAATTAATACCTGTTGATTTAGGAACATTTAATCTAAGAACTGGCAATGAATACATTGCTAAGTACATATTACCTTATGAAAATCTAATTAATATAGATATAGGTCAGAATTTCTTTAAAGATAGTAAAAAATTCTTAAATGAAGAAATGGAAATATTCAACACCTTTGTTGATGAAATAGAAAAGACCAAAACTAAGATAGTAACAAGCCAGCATTATCAAAGTGGAGACATAGTAACTAATTGGCAACCTGCAAGTAATCATTATAAAGTTGATACATTAAGTGTTGGTAAATTAGCAGATTACTTTACTTTATTGCCAGGGGATAAAGACCACCAATTATTTGAATTTTTACAAGGTAATATTAGATTTAATGAATATATTAGTTCATTTAAGTTTTGCGATTATCAAGTAATTCAAATGGCTGGACTAAGTCCTGCAACATTCGGTTATGAAAAAGATGCTTATCAGAATGTCGATAGCATAGATTTAAGTAAGAATAATTCTGATATGACTATTGAGGCAATAAAGACACAAATAGAGCCTCAAATAAATCATTTACTTGAAAATGTTGTTAAAGCACAACAAGCGAACAACATAAAAGTTAATCTAATACCTACCGAGTTAAATTGGGATTATGGAGCAAATGAGAAATTCAATGATATGAAGAAACTTCAAGTATTAAATAGAATTCAAAGCGTTGGAAGTGTTCCATATAGTGTAAAGGCTAAGATAATAACACCTATCCTTAATAAGTTAATTGATGATGACTATGTAGGTAAAAATGGCAAATTAATAGAAGAATTAATTAATGCGAATAAAGAGGAAGAAGAAGCAATACAAGTTAAGTTTGGAGAAGTATAATGAAAAAAGACCCATTTAGTTTATTTATAGAAGATAGTGCTTACTATTCAAAGAATGAATATTATAAACTAATGTATGAAACTAAACGAGTATTCTTCGATTACTTATATAAGAATAAAACTCTAGCAGAGTTCAAAAAAGAAACTGCAAAAATATGGGAAAAGGTAGACCATAAATATATGGCTGAAAGAATAAAAGAACTTGAAGATATGATAATGGCTAGAGATTTAGAGGGAAATAAAATAATAAATCCTGATGCTGAATATAAACAAATATATGAATTAGCAAGTGAAAAAGTATTCCAAAATGTAGAGAAAAAATATAAATATAACATTGATGAGTATTATAAAGGCAGAAGAAAAACAGCAAACAAAAGTTATATAGATAGAGAAAGTTATTTATCTAAACTAGTAACTAAGTATGATGAAGTGCAAGCCACCATACCATACCATAATAAAGATGGAAGTGTAAGAAGTTGGCATAACATAGCAGATTATAATTCAATGCTTTATAATACTAATCTTAATCATGCAGGTTGGAATAGGACGATGTACGATGCTAATTTATTGGAGAAAGAACTTTTATACTTACCAGCACATACATTCGCTTGCCCTTTATGTATGCCTTATCAAGGTAAGGTATATAGTAAAGAGGGAAAGAGTGGATATACTTCTGATGGAATTAAATATTATCCACAAGAAGAAGCAATTGCTGGTGGTGTAGGTCATCCTAATTGTAGACACCAATGGACTATATATTGGGATAAAGACCAAATACAAGAAAATGATTATAATTCTGATAAGTGGCAAGAAGATTATGAAAAAAAGCAAAAGATACAAGCCCTACAACTAAAAAGAACTAAATTAAAGAATGATAAAAAGATATATGAAGATTTAGGAAATGGAAGTGAGGTAGATAAAACAAATGCTAAAATAAAAAAGATAAATGCTACTATAAAAGAATTAAATAAATAGACCAATTGCTATTAAGTCTATAAAAGGTTAGCAGTCGCGACACACTTTTATCACTTCTAAAAAAAGGAGAATGATAAATATGAATTTTGATATTACTAAATATCTAAAAAATAAAGATATTACTATAAGTAATGATGACCTAGATGTTTCTGCAATGGAAAAAGACCTTTATAAAGGCTATACAAAGAATAGTGATATTCCTAAGGCTGATTATTCAGGATATGTAAAGAAAGAAGATTATACTAAACTTCAAGGAGATTATGCAAATCTAGAAACTAACTACAACAATACTGTCAAGACTTTAAGTGAAGCAAATGATAAGATGGGTAGATTAAGTCTAGAGAATAAACTCGTTAAGAGAGGTTTTAAAGAAGAAAATTTTGATGAAGTAGTTAAATTAAGAAATAGTCTTTATGCTGATGAAAAAGATGATGACAAAGCAATTGAGGGAATAGTAACTAGATTTAAAAATACATATTTCCCAGAAACAGAAAAGAAGAATAATATACCATTTACACAAGCACCTAATGAGGGTGGAGTAAATGGAAATAATGCTAATACTGGTAAAGATATAAAGATAACAAGAGGTACTAGTATTAAAGATTTAATGATACCTGTAACTAAATAATTTTAGTTAAATATAGAGGAAAGAAAAGGAGGAAGAAATTATGAATTTTACAGGAGTAAATTTAGACCTACAAGGTTTAATGAAAAGAACTTATGCTAATTTACTTTACAATTCTCAATTCTATAAAATGCTAGACAGAAGATGGTTTGAAGTTGGAAGAACTGGCACTCCAATTATTGAGGTTATTAAGCAATTAGACACTAAGTTAAACATACGTAATAACGTAGAAATTGCACAAGGAGGAATAACAAACGAACTTGCTACTTACAATTCAGTAAAAGTTGACTTAACTGAATTACCTATGGATTATTCATTTAGAGTAAGCCCAATAGTAATGGGTAGTGGTATCGAAAGAGCAATTGAGGGACAAATCGAATTAAAAGAGGCTCAAATATCTAGACAAATCGACGTTTATGGCTTTAATAAATTAAATGCTGATATTACAGGACCTCAAGATGGCTCAATGGCTTATACAGATGGTCAATGTACTAAATGGGCTCCAGCAAGTGGAACTGAAACTATTGAATTAATTAATGATTTAAAATCTAAATTATTTGATAGAAATATCTATGATGGATACATATTAGGACTAAGTTCAACTGCTTATGCTTACTTTATCTCAAGTTTAACATCAATTCTTAAATATGAAACAAGAGCAGGTGTTGAAGGTGTTGATATGGGACAAGTTGCTGATGCTTATGGTGTTAGTGTATTCCAAATCAATAGTAATGTAATTGAAAAAGATAAAGAAGGTAAAGATACAAATGTAGTTGGATATTTTGCTAATGAAGTTGGTACAGTTGGTGATACATTCTGGAGTTCATTCGCTCAATACAATGGTAACTTCCCAGGATATCCTGGATACTTCGTTGTTGAGGGAAATGTAATGTTCGGAGCAAAAGTAGTAAGACCAGAAGCAGTAATCAAACTAGTAGAAAGCCTACCTACCGTAACAGCAGGTTCATTTGATGCAGGACAAGTAGGAGTTGAATACAACCATACTACTGATTTCAGCGGTACAGAAATTGAAAAATTCGAGGCTGGCGGACTACCTGCCGGATTAACTTTAAATCCTACAAGTGGCAAGATTACAGGTACACCTACGACAGCAGGTAATTACCACGTATCTATCTATGGTGTAGATAAGTATGGTAACTATTCTAATGCTTTTAGTGGAGATATTGTAATAGCAGCCGCTTAAAGAAAGGAAGTGAGAAAATGCAGTTTTTCACAAAAGAGGAATTCGGTATTAAATATCCCGAATACTCAAATGCTGATATTTCAACTTGGCAGATAGAAGCAGTAAGTGAGATGATTTTCTCACAAATAGGCTTAAGATATAGGGATGCTAGTTGGGATACAATTAGTATCCCTTTGCCTATTAAAAATGCTTCTATGGAACAAATGAGATTTTTATTAGAGCATGACATTCCATTTGTTGATTTTGATAAAGATATAAAGGCAGGAACAATGAGTTCGCCTTTAAAGACTGATTATTCTACTTTAGCACTAAGAATACTTGCTAATAATGGATATCTATATAGAGGTACACCAATGTCTAGTAATATGGCTCTTACTATACCATTTGGAGGCGAATAAAATGTTTCTAGTAAATGGTATGAAAGCAACATTAAGGCAATTTAATCGTGATGAAAATGATGAAATATTTGATGATACTAATTATAAAGAAATTACAATTAAATGTTGCCCTTATGATTGCGAAAGTTCTATAAAGTTCGGTATTTATACAGTACCTGAGGCTACTGGCTATTATCAAGTTGGAAGACTTGTTGATGTAAAAGTAGGAGACCAAATTATCTATCTAGGCAAGTATGCCGATAATAAAGTCCATACAGTGTTAAAAGTTCAAGATAGTTGGATATTTAATAGAGTAGAAAATAAGATTATAGTGGTTAAATAATGGCTGATATTAAAGTAAATTGGTATCCAGGAAAGAAAAAGGAAGTATTAGAGGCTTCTGATAAGATAATGTATACAATAGCAAGACAGACACTTGATAGGACATTTTCTCATATTCCTATGTCAAGAAGAAAAGGAGTAGTCCATATGAGACAGACTTCAATGGCAGCAGGAGTTAGGGGAAGCGATGGAAATTATTATATAGGCTCTTATACTAACTATGCTAAATATGTATGGGTTATGCCTAATAATACTAATTGGACTGAGCCTGGTACTTTTGGCAAATGGTATCAAGAAATATATACTAAGCAAAAAAAGAGTATTGTTGGAATTGCTATAAAGGAGAATGAATTGAAATGACAAGAGAGTTATTAGAAAAGAAACAATTAATCTTAATTAAATATCTTCAAAACATAGTTAGCGGTTATACCACTGATAAATGGAAAATAAAAGCCGAATATTCAACAAATGATAATGATAGTAGGGTAATAGTCGTGCAAGAACAAAGCGGACAAAAACAAGTATTCTATGGCGATATATTTCCTATGTATAATTATTATATGGTTGATATATATGGACTTACAATTAAAGAGTGTAAAGAATTATCTTTATTAATAGGTAATCTAATAGGAAAATCGGAAAGAATAGAAGTTGAAAATAAAGAAACTAATAAATTGGAAAGGTGGCAAATTATATTTACTCAATATGTTAATCCACAAGCAATAGAGTATATGGATATTAGAAGAGTTGGGTATAATTCTACCCTACAATGTATTATAAGTAAGATTTATGAAAAAGATTTATAGAAAGGAAGTGTAAATATGAATGAATTTTATGTAAATAATAGAGAAGTCATCAAAAACTTAGGTTTAAATACCGGCACTAGTACAGCACCTGCATTTACTGCCATGTGTACAACTACTGAAGTCGGTTTGACAACTGATTTCGAGCAACAAGACTGGTATGTTTGGTGCGATGCTATTCAAAGAAGTATAATTACTGGTGCTGCCATCTCTATTGATACCACTGTTAAAATTGATATGAATAATGCTTCTATAGTTAAAATATTAGGAGATATTCATACATTAATCAAAGATGGTACTGTTGCTCAATTCAACAATCAATTAGTACAATTTGAATTATTAACAGGAGTTCAAGAAGGAGCATTGACTTATACTAAGTATAAAGTACCTTGTACTTTGAACTTTAGTGATTTAGGTGGTGCTGCTGAAGATAGTGGCGAGTTTGCATTGACTATTGTTGTAACTGGCAAAGGAGAAGTTGTAACAGGATAAACCTATAAGGGTTGGGTTAAAAGCCCAGCCCTTTATTTTATAATAAGGAGGTGGAATAAATGAATGGAGGAGAAGTCATCTTCAAGTTTAAAGGAGATGATAAAGACCTAGAAAAAAAGACTAATGGTGTCGCTGGTAAATTGAAAGCCAGTACAATTGCTATTGGTAATTTAATGTCTAGTGCTATTGAAAAAGTAGGTAGTTCTTTATTAGGGCTTGGTAAAGATGCCTTACAAGGGGTGGCTGATTTAGAACAGAATATCGGAGGTGTAGAGACACTTTTCAAAGATAGTGCTGATACAGTTATAGAGAACTCTAAAAAAGCCTATACAACAGCAGGAATAGATGCTAATAAATATATGGAACAAATAACATCATTTAGTGCTAGTTTATTACAAAGTCTAGGTGGAGATACAGAAGAGGCAGCCAAAGTTGGCGATATGGCTATTCAAGACATGGCAGACAACTCGAACAAATTCGGTACTGCAATAGAAAGCATTCAAAATGCCTATCAAGGCTTCGCTAAGCAGAATTATACGATAAAATTAATGTCTGCTTAATTAGTGATAATTAAGTAAGTGTATGTGAACCTTATCAAGGGTGTGAGATTAAAATATAAGTAGGAAATGACTTATTGAGATAATCTTGCTAACTGGGGAAACCTAAGTCTAAAAGATATGGTTATCCAGTGCCAAGCCTAGAAATAGGAAGGTCAAACGACTATGAGTTCGTTACTCAGTACAATATCTATTGATACGATATTGGAAGTGCATACTATCTCAAATGAGATAAAGATATAGTCTAGTCCCACTTTTAAATAAGTGTTAAAGTACTAGGAAACTAGGGGTATAAATGGTTAGATAATTTAAAACTCGGTTGAAAGACCATAGCCGAGTATAAACCGAAGAATTAAACTGGAAGCCCATCAAAAAAAGGGTAATCAGAACCGAAGGCTATACAAAGTATAGTCAGGGGCAACGCATAGAGGTTGAAAAGATATAATACCTCCACGAGGCTTCGGAACTTTATATAAGTTAAAAGATATGCTGAACTATATAGATGATAAATATATAGAAATAAAAGATAAAAAACTTTTATGTTAACAAGTGTATGGTGGCACAAAAACAGAAATGGAAAGATTACTTGCTGATGCCGAAAAGATATCAGGAGTTAAATACGATATTTCTAATTTAAATGATGTATTTAATGCTATTCATGTAATTCAAGAAGAATTAGATGTAACAGGAACAACAGCAAAAGAAGCCTCTACCACTATAAGTGGCTCAATAAATAGTGCTAAGTCAGCATTTAGTAATTTCTTAAGTGGTGCAGGTGGTATAGAAGAAGTAATAAGTACCTTTACTACTGCTGGAACAAATATATCAAATGCTATAATCAAAATGGCACCTCAAATAATAACAGGGTTAACTACTTTATTGAATAATTTAGTACCTATGATAGCGCCTTTACTTCAAGCAATTTTGCCGGCATTGATACAAGGTACTTCAACATTAATAATGGGGTTAGTTCAAGCATTGCCTGGTATTATTCAAATATTAATGGGTATGTTGCCTACCATAATTCAAGAATTGGCAAATATGTTGCCTATTATACTAGAGGCTTTAATTCAAGGTTTAATTATGATAATTCAAGCATTAGCACAACAATTACCAACATTGATACCAGTTATCATAGATGCTATTCTTAGCACTATACCTATATTAATAGATAATTTGCCTTTATTTATAGAGGCAGGATTTCAATTACTTATAGGTTTATTGCAAGGATTAATACAAGCAGTCCCTAAACTTTTAAGTTATATTCCTAAAATAATAACTTCTTTAGTAGGTTATTTTATGGAATTGCCTAAAAAATTAGTTAATATAGGTAAAAATATGATTATGGGAATATGGAATGGTATAAAAAATGTTAGCAAATGGATATTAGACAAGATTAAAGGCTTTGGAAAATCTATATTAAATGGAATTAAAAGTATATTTGGAATACATAGTCCATCAACAGAATTTGCATGGATAGGTAAAATGAATATGGTAGGTTTAGAAGAAGGTATGGAAGATATGAAAGGACAAGTTAATTCAACAGTAGATGGAATGTTTGATGATATGTTTAGTTTATCGCCTAGCTTATATGGAAGTTCAAGTACTAATTTAAGTCCACAGATTAATGTAGTAGTAAATAACAATATGGAGCAAGACCCATTAGGACAAATGGTTAATAATATTAAGACATTTAGTGGTGGGTCTAAAAATGATTATAATTATGGAATGGGAGGAGCATAAATATGAGTAGATTAAAAATGTTAATAAACAATGAAGAAGTAGTATGTAATAAAGAATTTACTATAACAGAAGAAATACTTACTACTTCCTCAACCATTCTTAATAATTGCTATCCAAAAAGTTGGGAAAATGATAAAAATTATATTTCTAGATTTTATTATCCTAAAGATTATTCTAAATGTAAAATATATAAAGATGATGTACTTGCCTTTTGCGGAGTAGTAAAAAATTCGGGTAACATAAGTCTTAACCCTAGATATCCTCACTTTTGTAGTTTGCAAATATTAGATTTTAAGACTTTACTTAGTGAGGGCGAGACTTTAGACTTTGTTATAAATAATAAGACAATAACCGAAGCAATAGAAATGACAATAGATGCTATTAAAGATTATGGTTTTATATTAGGTAATATTAATATATTCGGTGCTGATGATATAATTGGTGCTTATTCAACACAAAACAAGACTGCCTATGATGTATTTCAATATCTAGCAGATATAACAGGCTCTAAATGGTTTACAAGACTTGTTGATGAAGATAAAGTTGCTATTGACTTTTATGACCCTATATTAATGACAAGAGGAAAAAATATTGAATATAATGTTACTTGGTTTGAAGAGAATAATATAAATGATATTTCTTTTAATTATGGAAGTAGAGATTATAGAAATAAACAAATAATGCAATCTGATGAAGTTTATGCAAGAATAGATTACACCGAAACATTAATAGCAAATGGATATGATGTTAATTTCTTAACATCTTCTAATATAGGTAATGTAAGAAGCATAAATGTTAATGGTGTATCTAAAACTTTTACCGCTAAATCAAATAAAGAAATAGGAATAGAAGCAGATTTCTATTATACACCAGGCAAAAATCAAATAGAAAGCGAAGAAAATTATCCTGCTGGAACTCAGATACAAATAAAGTATCAACCTCTTGTAAAAGGTAGACAAATAGTGTATAATAGTGATGAAGTAGAAAGAGTAGCAAATCAAACAGGAAGAAAAGGAGTTATAGCAAGATATGAGAATAGAAATGATGTTCTTTCGAGCGATGAACTTGATAAAGTGGGACAATCTTATATCAAATATAAAGGTAGTGCAGAAGTCAATTTAAAAGTAGTAACTGATGATAAAGATATTTATAATATTGGGCAAATAGTACACTTTGATGCACCTATTGATGATTTAACACAAGATTATATGGTAAAAAGAAAAGAAATAAAAGTAATAAATACAACAGACCAAGAAAAGATATTCTACACTTATGAATTATCAAGTTCGTTTAATAGTGAAAGAGCAATAAATTGGTTTGATAATCAAAGAAATAAAGCAAGTGGAAATATTCAAGAGGGAGAGAGCATAACAAGAAATGTTGATATAGAAAATTCAGCAAATATCATATATAATAATTTAACTATTAGTGAAATTACAGTTATTGGAGATAATATCTTAAATTGTGCATTAAATGCTCCATTTATAAATTAGGAGGTAATTATGACAGATGATTTTAAAAGTAAAATTATAACATATTTATGTGGCAAATATGAAATACAGAATAAAGAAGATAAACCTACTATAGAGCAAATAAAAGAAACAACTAATAATTTCACTGATAATTTAAAAGCAGAATTAAAAAAGCAAGGACACGAAGTATATAGATTATATATATATGGCTCATTTCAAAGTAAAAATGCAAGTGATGATGGGCTTGATAAAACATTAATATATGGTGTTGTCGATGATATAAATAGAGAATTAAATGGATATATTGTTATTGTAGATGTTGGATTTAATATAATACAAGTAATTACAAAATATTCAAGTGGTGTAAAAATTGATAGAATGCTAAAATTAGAAGCAGATGAAACTGGTAATTTAATGGCAATAGAAAGATATGGAGAGGGATTAGGAACTTTAAGATTTCTTTTATTAAATAACCCTACTGTTAAATTACCTAGTGATACAGAATATAAATTAATAATTAAAAAATCTTATGAATTTCCTAGCAATTTAAGAAGTTATGCTTATGATTTTATACGAAGAAGAATTGGAGGAGGCAATTATTTATTTGGTGGAACTAATACAACAGCAACAGGAAAATTTCCTATCGCTGTAGAACTTACTATTAATGTTGGAGCAGAAAATGAATGGAAATTATTTGAAAGCGATAGTAGTTTTGGTACTAGTGTATCTTATGCAATAAATGATATGTGGCAGACTTGGGATAATGAAAATAATCTAGATTTTCAAATGATAGGTATTTCAAGTGATAATATGCTAAGTGTATATAATAAAAATGGAGATAATATTTCACTTACTTCAATAAATGTTTTAAATTACAGTGAAAAATTAACAGTATCTAATGTTATTAGAAATATATCTAAAATAAAACAAAAAAATAATTTCTATTCTATAATATATCAATATACTTTTGAAAAAGGAAGTACAAATAAATATGCTCTATATGAAATTTTTAATATAAAAGATGGTGTTGTTGCCAATATATATAAAAATCAATTTGTATTAGACAATTATTTAGAAGAGCAAGATTATGGTGGGTTAGGAATGAGTATAAAAGGCAATGATGTAAATATATTTATGTTATGCTATACAAATATTTCTGTTTATACATTATATATAGGAAGAATTGCAAATAATCAAGTTTATTTAGTTGAAAAAGAAAATATTAGTCAATCTGTTTCTAATCCTATAATATTCTATAATGTTACAAAGCAATTTAATTTATATAATTATCAATTTCAATTAATAAATTTATTGTATTCAACACTAGAGATATATAATGAAAATAATTATAATGGACTTCCATATCAAGATTTAGATAGTATGGTTCCTAATTCTGGAATATTATATAATAGTTTAAATATACCAATATTCGCAAGAAATTTATATAATAAAACAATAAGTGGAAGAACTACACAAAGTACAATTGAAGTACCAAATACTTATTTAAATGATGATATTATAGCAAAAGAAAACTTGTTAGGTAAAACTAATTCTATATTAATAAGTAATTCAGAAACTATTGTTAAAAATATATATGAAACATTAAATATAAATTTCATAAATACTTTGCAAATAAGAAATGATAATGATGAAGTTAACCCTATACTTAACCCAATAGGGGCGAGCAGGCTAAATAATAGTATATCAGAAACGACCGATTATAATAATATGAAAGCATTAAAAGTAAAAATTAATTTTACTGATAATACTAATTATATAATTCAATTAAATGCTAATCAAATTTATAAGATTAGTGATACAAGTTATATATATGATTTTGATATATATGCATCAAAGGATATAACAAATATTCAAATAATAAGTAATGATGAAATAACAGTTTATCAGACTATAACTTCAATATTTATAGCAGATGGATTTTATAATATCACTCAAATGGTGGAAATAGTATAAAGGAGGAAGATAAAATGAAACAAATAAACAATAAGTTGACAAAAAGGTGGGTTTATTATTTAATTAATGCTTCTCAAGGAGGTAACTTATGATAACTTATGAGGATAAGGTGGCGTTATATGAAAATGCAGATATTGCTAATGTAAATAAAGTAACTGCTGGTGATATGAATGAAATAAAACAAGTTGTAAATTCTCTTGCTAATTTATTCTTTCCAATAAAAAAGGTAGTAATATTTAACGATAATGATGACCACAGTAATTATTTAGGTTTTACTTGGAAAAGAATAGCAAGTGGTAAAATGTTGGTAGGTATAGATAGTGCTGATACAGATTTTAATACTATTGGTAAAACAGGTGGAGAAAAGACACATACATTAACAATTGACGAAATACCTAGTCATAGCCATAATACTTATTATGGGCCAAGTGGAAATGTTTATGCTGGAACAACAACTATTAAAACGGCTTCACCTAGAGATGATTTAATAACCTATACAGGTGGTGGACAAGCCCACAATAATATGCCACCATATCAAGTGGTAGCCCTTTGGCAAAGAGTATCATAAGTGATAAATCAAATAATGTAAACAATGTAAATACCCTACCCTACTATAAAGACTATATTTCAAATAGTAAAAAGCCCACTATACCTTATAAAATAAGGCTTTATATAGTGGGGTAGGGGGGTGGTTGACATAAGATTGTAAAATAAAAAGGAGGAAATATGAGCGACACTATAATAGTAGCACTAATATCATTTCTAGGTACTGGTATAGGCTCTTTTGTTGGTATGAACTTAATCAAATATAGAATTACTCAATTAGAAAAAAAGGTTGAGAAACATAATTCAGTAGTAGAAAGAACATATCATTTAGAAGATGATATTAAGTATATAAAGGAAGAAATAAAAGAATTGAAAGTGAGGTGTGAATAATGGAATTAAGCACATTAATAAGTTTAATAACTATCCTAGTAACTTGGGTATTAGGCATGATATCAAAGAAGCATACTAAATTAAATAATAAATTAATACCAATACAGAATATCTTAGTTGGATTGATAGTTGCTTTAATAGAGTGGATAGTAACTAAAGATTTTAAAGTTGCTATTGCTTTAAGTGGAATAATTGCTGGTGGAACATACGACATATTCCATAATTTAGAGAAATTAATAAAAGGAGAGTAGATAATATGGTAAATATAATAAAAAAATTAGTACCAGAAAGCAAATGGGGAATAAAATGTCCTTATAGTATGACACCTACAAGAATAGTAGTACATAATACTGCTAACGATGCTACTGCTAGAAATGAAATAGCATATATGACAAATAATAACAATGAGACATCGTTCCATTATGCTGTTGATGATAAAGAAATAGTGCAAGGAATAGAAGAAAATAGAAATGGCTGGCATGCTTCGGATGGCAATGGCAAAGGAAATAGAGAGGGTATAGCAATAGAAATATGTTATTCAAAATCTGGCGGAGAAAGATTTATCAAAGCCGAACAAAATGCAGTTGACTTAATCGTAGATATATTAAAAAGATATGGATGGGGAATTGATAGAGTAACAAAACATCAAGACTATGGAAATCATAAATATTGCCCTCATAGAACATTAGATATGGGTTGGGATAGGTTTTTAAATATGATAAAGGCTAAATTAGAAGATAAACCTGTTTCAAATAAAGTTAATGTTTATTATCAAGTAGAAACTAAAGAAGATGGTGTACTACCAATGGTTAAAAATCTTGAAGATTATGCTGGTTGGAGTGACCATCCAATTAGATATCTTGCAATGAAAACGGATAAAGGTGGTCTTAAATATAGAGTTACAACAACAAGCGGATTAACACTTCCTTGGGTAACTGAATGTGATATTAACAATCATAATACTGGATGTGCTGGAAATGGTGAACCAATTGCAACTGTAGAAGCATACTATTATACACCAAAGGATATAATTAAAGAAAGTGGATATAAATATATTTACTATAAAGTAAATGATTATCCATATCAAAAAGATACAATTAAAGGTTCAGGGTTTGATGGATATGCGGGAGAAAGAAGTGTTGTTGCAACAAAGTTTCAAGCATATATAGACAATTAATAAATTATTTGTTATAATTATTTATGAGGAGTACCACAACTGCTCCTCTAATACTTTGTTGTGGGAGGTATTAAAATGGAAAATGAAGTATGGAAAGATATAGTTGGTTATGAGGGATTATATCAAGTTAGTAATTTAGGAAATGTTAGAAATAAAAAAACAAAAAAACATTTATATAAGAATTGCAATAATGTAAATAATTATTTGTTTGTTAATTTAGGAAGAAAAAACAAAAAATATATTCACAGACTTGTTTATGAAACATTCAAAGGATTTAAAAATAAAAATAGCATTATAAATCACATTAATAGCGATAAAAGGGACAACGAATTAAATAATTTAGAAGAATGCAACTATAGTTATAATTTAATTTATGCTTATTATCATGGTGAAAGAAAATTAAAACCAGTTAGTCAATTTTCTCTGAATGGAGTTTTGATTGATACTTATATCACAGGGAAAGAAGCAAGTGAAAAAACAGGAGTTTCTAGAAGTGGTATATGTAATTGTTGTAAAGGTAAAATAAAACAAGCAGGTGGCTTTATTTGGAAATATGCAGAGATAGAAAAAGTTGAATAAAGATGTTAAGATAATGCTTAAAATCTATAAAACAAAAGAAAGAGATTGGATGGGATACAAGATATATAGAAACACTCCATTAACAAGACACCATATATTTAAAAAAGTATATGGAGGTGCAAACGATATATCTAATTATGCTTTATTAATAGAGAAATCTCATGAGGACTTGCATAGAATTGAAAAAATAGATTTACAAGCATATAATGAATTAAATAATTTATTCAGAGAATTAAATGAAAGTATGCAACCTCCAAACGAAGAATATTACCAAAATATAGGTAAAATATTAAAGAGAGTTAAAAAAAATTAACTCTTTTTTCTTTATTTTATAAGGGTTTATAAAGAAAATGTAAAAAAATTAAAAAAATTATTAAAATGTGTTGACAAATGTAAATACATTATGTTATAATAATATTGTAATTAAGGAAAGGAGAATAAATAATGGAAAAATTAACTAAAGAAGAAATTAATTTGATAATAACATTATTAACAAGATTTCTTACAAAAGGAACTGGCAAATATGAAGAATTCATAATGACAGATAACATAATTAGAAAATTGAGTGAGAACTAAAAGTTCTCCTCAGTTTAAAGATATAAAAAAGAAAAGGTGATTATAATGAAAAAGATAATTAAATGGTTAAAAGACAACTTAGATATGGACTTATATGAATATTATGGAGTTAAGAAAGGAGAAAGAATATAATGAAAAAGTTTTTAAAAGAAAATAAAGGTATAATTATATTTTATTCAATAATTATTGTTGGTACTTTGTTAATTTTACAAAGAATTTCATCTTTAAATTAATAAATACACCGCTAGACTTAATTAAATTAGTCTAGAATTAATGAAAATAATAAAATAGACCAATTATATTAAAATTATTAAAACTTCGTTAAAACTAAAATAAATGGCGAATAAAGGGAGGAAAAGAAAATGGAAGAATTTAAATTGAATTTTTACTTTAATTTATATAAAGATAAGGCAATGGTAACTAGAAATTTGTTTAGAGTTGAATTTATTAAAAGACATGGTGAGTTCAAGTATCTAGAAGAATTAATTAGAAAGATAGAAGATTATCAAATAAATAAGTATGGAGCTACATTATATGAGTGGGAAAACAGCAAAACAAAAAGAAATATCAATATTTATTTAGACGCAGAAGAAAAAAGAAATAAAAGGAGGTGTAAATAATGGATAATGTTTATATTAATTTAAAAGATATTAATAGTGGTGCATTAAATGATATATTTAAAAATCAAGACTTAGTATCTGTTGAAGAATTAATTGATAAATTAGAAGATTATTATGCAGAAATAGAAAAACAACAAGAAGAAATTGAAGATTTAAAAGAATATAAAAATCAATATTGTGAATTATATGACCAATATTGTAGATAGGAGATAATATGAGAAAGAAAACAAAAACAAAAGTATTAAATATTAGGCTTTCCGAATGGGAGTTTAATGAATTAGAAAAAGCAACAAAAATGACAGGCCAAAGTAAGACATCGTTCTTAGTAATGGCGATGCTTGAAAAAATACAAAGAATAGGAGGGAAATAATGGAAGAAAAATTATTCTTATTTAATCCTTTTAACATAAAAAGTATAAATGAAAAAGAACTTGCTAGTATGTATCAAGAAGTATTTAAAAAAATTATAGATGAACCTAATTCAATGTATCAATATGCACAAAATGTAGAAGTTTATTCTAATCTTAATTACATAATAGGAGAAGTAATAGCAAGGCTTACTAAAGACATAATAGAATTAAAAACACAAATAGAAATAGATAGAGCAATAAAAACAACTGAAGAGCGAAAGAATTGGAATACTGAAAGAGATGGGAAAGCACCTGCTATGGCTTATTTTGAGGCTCTAGGAACTCGTTTCTGCAAAGATAGTATAAATAGACTAGCAGATAAAGAATGCTCATTAAAAAGGTTTAAAAATGCTTATACAAGTACAGAAAATAAAATTAATGCTCTAAAAAAGAAATTAGAAAGTATAAAATTTGAAAACAGTTTTGAATAATTAAGGGGGGAGATATTAAAAAGATAATATTTCTTCTTTTTATATATTGACATACCCACTTAAATGGTGTATAATCGTTTTAGATATGAAAGGTAGGTGATAAAATGAAACTATTATTTAGATTTATGAAGAAAGCAGATAAGGATAGAAACAGAATAACCATACCACAATTTCTAATTAATAAATATGGTAGTGAATTCTATTTAGAGTTCTATGATGATGAAACTATTAAATTAGTACCAGTTAAAAAGGAGGAAAAATAAAAATGCAACATTCATTTAATGTAGAAATAGCGAAAAAATATGGAATATTAGAAGCCGTTTTACTTAACCATTTATGGTTTTGGATAAAAAAGAACAAAGCAAACAATACTAACTATTTTGATGGTAATTACTGGACTTACAATAGTAAAAAAGCATTTAGTGAATTGTTTCCTTATGCTTCAGAAAGACAAATCGACTATGCTTTAAAAAAACTAATAGATTGTGGATTGGTGATAACAGGGAATTATAATAAATCATCATACGATAGAACCTTGTGGTATGCCATTACAAAAGTGGGGTATTCCATTTTACAAAATTGTGAAATGGAAACGACAAAATTGTTAAATGGAAACGACGAAATTGTTCAACCAATACCAGATATAAACACAGATATAAACACAGATAATAATAATAAGAAAGAAAGAAAGAAAACATCTTACGATGAAATTCTAAATTCTATGGTTGAAGATGATGATGTCAAAAATACTATTTGTGATTATATAAAAATGAGAAAGTTAATAAAAAAACCTATGACTGATAGAGCAGTAACTATGCTAATTAATAAATTATTTAAATTGTCAAATAGTAAACAAATTCAAATTAAAATATTAGAGCAATCTATCTTAAAAAATTGGACTGATATTTATCCATATAAGGAGGAAAACAATTATGCAGGCTATCAAGGAAATGTTAAAACAGACTTATCCAAGTACGATAGGTAGTAACATAGATGAAAATGGCAATGTCATTTTATCAAATTTTACTTTAGAAAAGAACGAATATATAAAAGACAACATGATTTATTGTGCTGTATGCAATCAAAAGAAATTATTTGTAGGCAATGATTGGCAAAATAA